GATGCACCTATTAAAAAATCAGCGTCGAGATCTCTTCCTGCCATAATTGGTCCTTTGGTTTGTTATATAGTTATTTATAACGATTTGTATAAATAGTTGTATGAAAAAAACATATTCTGGATCATGGAAACCTAAAAACCTTCACAAATACAAAGGTGATCCCAATTCAATACGTTATCGCTCAATGTGGGAGCGTAATACATTTAGATATTTAGATACTAAAGCTGATTGGGTTAAATGGTGGAACTCTGAAGAAACCGTAATAGGTTATATATGTGCAACTGATAATAAACCTCACAGATATTATATGGATCTCACTATAAGAACTAAGAGTGGTCGTACAATTTTAGTTGAGATCAAACCATCTAATCAAACTCAGCCGCCTAAACGTAAAAAACTTAATGAGGCATTAACATATATGAAGAATACTTCTAAATGGAAATATGCTCAAAAGTTTTGTGATGAACGTGGTTATGAGTTTCAGATATGGACTGAGAAAGAATTAGAAGCAATGGGTATCAAAACAATGTCATTAGGATTCAAAGCCAGCAAAACAAAGACTGGCAAAAGAATATGGAAAACACTTAAGAAAAGAGTATAAATATAGTTATGATGAAAGAAGATGAAGATGACGGCAAATTAGAATTGTCCCTAAGAATACTTGGGAACGAGATAATAGGCTTTAAAATGGTAGTAGATGATTTTAAAATGAAGTGGATGCTGGTTGGCTTAGTAGCTATCGGTGCCATTTCTTGGATTATGGTAGCATTCGGACCTCAATTAATGGAGACATTTAGTGGCTAGTTTATTCGACAAGTTAGAATCAGAAGCATTCCGTAAAGGATTGCAGGCAAGAAGTAAAGAAGCAAATGCTTGGTTTGCTAATAATGTAAAGAAGCTTGGTAAGATTGGTCCAGGTAAAATGTTAGGTGATGATAGATTAAGAAAACAAGCTGGAGCTTCACCTGGCGATATGGTTATGTACACATATAATCCAAAGCTTAAACAGACTTTGCCTTACTATGATACATTTCCATTAACGATTGTTGTGGGTCCAGCGAAAGACGGTTTCTATGGTATTAACTTGCATTATCTACCACCTAAAGTTCGTGCAATCTTCTTAGATAAATTAAACGATGTTGCATCTAATCAGAAGTTTGATTCAACAACTAGATTTAAGATAACGTATAAGTTATTACAATCTACACAGAACTATAAATATTTTAAACCTTGCTTTAAACATTACTTGACAGACAATGTAACTTCAGATATAATGAAGGTAAATGCTGCAGAATGGAATATAGCAATATTTTTACAAACAGCCAAATTTAAGAAAGCTAGTGTTGGTACAGTTTGGGCTGATTCAAGGAAACAATACTAATGGCATTACCAGTAACCATAGATACATTAAAGTCTACAATTAACCGAAGAGGTGGTGTAGCACGAGGAAATAGATTTGGTGTGTATATAACTCATCCATCTAAAGGCATGAATAGTTTATTAAACTTTAATCCTGCTACATTGCTAAGTAACTTAATATCTGGCCAAGGTGTAAATGCTGGAGATTTTATACAAGATCCAAGAGATATGTTTTTATTATGTCAGTCTTGTACACTACCTGGAAAACGTATACTTACAACTGAAGCTACACACAACCATCACAATACAAAGAAACCTTATTCAGCTGCAACAGATGAAGTAACGATGACTTTTATGTTGACTAATGATTATTATATTAAAAAGTATTTTGATATGTGGCAAGAGATGATTGTTGATACACGAAAAGAACATTATAAAACATTTTATAAAAGTGATTATTCTACAGATGTAACTATACAGCAGTTATCAGGATCTAATGATATAGTTCCAGGATATACAGTCAAATTAGAAAATGCTTATCCGATACAGGTTGGTCAAATTGAATTAAGCAATGAATCTGAAGGTTTGATGGAAGTAAGTATTACATGGGAATACGATAATTTTAGAAGTGTTGGATTAGTAGATGGATTTGAAGATGTTTTGGGTAATTTACTGGGGATAGGAAGAAACACATTAAGTGTATTTGATAGATTATTTTAATTTTTAATATGGAGTGAGATTGATATGTTACCGAAGTTAGTAACACCAAAGTATGATATGATTATTCCCTCAACAGGGGAAACAGTAACATACAGACCATATGTGGTCAAAGAAGAAAAGATTTTATTAATTGCTTTTGAAAGTCAAGACGAGAAACAAATAGAGACATCAGTTCTTGATATTATAAAGTCATGTGTAGAATCTAAAATTGATTTAAATAAATTATCAACGTTTGATATTGAGTTTATGTTTGTAACCCTACGAAGCAAATCGGTAGGTGAAGGAATTAAACTAAATATGCCGTGTGAATCATGTGAGCATACAAACGAAGTTAAAATTAATTTAGATGAATTAAATGTAGCAAATTTAGATGAAGAAATAGATAAACATGTTAAGTTAACAGATGATATAAGTGTTGATTTAAAATGGATGGCGGTAAGCGATAGATTAAGTGCAGCAGAAACAAAAACTGAAACTGACTCTGTCATAAACTTAGTTGCTAAATCTATTGAAACAATTTATAGTGGTGAAGAAATTCATTCTACTAAAGATGTTACGAAGAAGGAAGTTGTTGAGTTTGTTGAAAGTTTAAATACTGATCAATTTCAAAGTATAACTGAGGTAATAGGTAAATCGCCATATCTTAATTATCTAATGAAATTTGATTGTGAAAAATGTGGACATAGCCATGAGAGGGAGTTAAATGGATTAGCTGATTTTTTTCAGTAGCCCTTTCCCATAATAGCATATCGCATTACTATACGCTAAACTTTCAGTTAATGACACAACATAATTTTAGGTTAGAAGAATTAGATAATATGATGCCGTGGGAAAGGGAAATTTATCTCTCTCTTTTGGAAGAACATATTAGAAAACAAAATGAAAGGATAAAAAAACAAAATGGCTAAGACACAAGAAGCATTACTCGGCGAAGTAGTACAACTTCTGCGAAAGCAGAATCAACTTAGTACGCGCGATAGACTAAGAGAATCAGAAGAAGCTAAACGTCAAGAAAAACTTACAGAGACAACTACTGATACTCAAGCAACTACTGGAATGATGATTGATTCAGCTACTGACTTTCAACGTAGATATTTAGCAGGACAAGCAAAAACATTTACTGATAGAGCTACTGGTAATAAGCCAACTGGGGCAAGACAAGAGTTAATGTATGAATCATTAAAGAATATTAAAAATATTCTAGCTAGTCAAATGCAATTTTGGGAAAGTTTAATTGATCTTGGAAATCAAAGAAATAGTCTTATGGCGGAAGAAGCTAAGCTAGATAAAAAATTTAGATTAGATCAAATACGTAATGCAAATGAAGCACGATTAGAAAGTATTAATCCTCAATTAGCCATGGCGGGTGGTGCGGGTGCTGCATTAGCTTTACCAGCTCCAGCAGAAGATGAAGATGGTGAAGGTGGTGGAATATCTGCTTTAGGCGCAAGTGGACTTACACTCGCTGCTTTAATGGTATGGAAGAAGATTAAAAGTGGAATGAGATTTATATTTGGATTACCTGGAAAGATTGGATTTGCTATTAAGCAAGCAGGTAAATTAATATTTGCTAAATTCTTGTCAACAAAAGCTGGTAAACCATTTATGAAAAACATAGGTAAAGTAAGAGCTTGGCCTATTATACTTGCTGCCATGGTTGCTAATAGTTTTTATAGTGGAATAAAAAGTGCATTTGCTGATGATCAGACTGGTGGTAGTCCTCATTCAGATAATGCGGATGCTGAAGATCAATCAATGTTAGACAAGATATTAGATAATAATGTATTTAATACAGCAATGAATGCTTATTTAGGATTTAGTGTTGCTAACTTTTTAACTAAAGGAAAATTAGGTGCTTCAATAGCAACGGCCACTCTTGCTTCTTTTAGGACATTAAAAAATGCAAAATTAAGTGGGGCTTTACTAAGAGCATTTGGTATGGCAGGTGGTGCAATTGGTTTAGGATTATCTGCACCGGCTTGGGCAGCTATGATATCTGCTGCGCTAGTTTGGTATCATTGGGATTCTATTACAGGTGCTTTAAAAAAGGTCATACTTGATCCACCAGCTACTGAACCACAATTATTAGATGCTGCTGCGTTAGTAGGTGGTGATTTTGATATAGGACTTTCAGAGCAGGCTCTTAATATGGATGCTATGGATGAATCAGATGAAATAGCTGAAGCTGCTATAAAGAAAATTGAAATGCAAGAGCGAAGAGAGGCTAGCAAATTAAGGAGACAATACCGAATAAGGAAAGGTATATTAAGGACAAAAGCTAACCAAGGTAGACATACTTTTACAGCTAAAGACAGTGTAGCGATGACAGCATTACTTACTGAACAACTATTAGCTAGTAGTAAAAGCCAACTTGGTGCAATGAATATGCCAGCTCCTGATGATAATATGGTAGATCTAGTTCGTATGAATAGAGAAATGACACCAATAGAATATAGTAAAGCAGAAAATTTAGCTAGTCTTATAAAATTAAATAACGATATGAAATCAGAGGGTCGTATGTCGCAATTAGGCCCTGCAGGTTCTGCTTCGGCTCCAGTTATAATTGCTCCTCAAGACAATAGTAGCAGTAGTGTTAATGTCAATACATACACTCCATTCCAACCTTCATGGGGTGGTGCTACAGCAGAGGCATATGAACGTCATACCACATTCGGTGGTAATGGTGCCGGAAACTGGTTCTAAAAAAGGGGACTTTCGTCCCCTTCTCAAACTGATTAACTCTTAAGCTTCAGCTGCTAGTTTAGCAAAATAACTCATAGTATCATCATTGTCTGAATCAGCTCTGGCTACTGGATCAG